AAACTTGTCCTCACTGTCAAACTAAATATATATTGATGTGGGATAACGAAAAATACGATATGCAACCATTATCGTGTCCATTTTGTAACCACGAAATTGATGAAGAAAGTAGTGAGTCAAATGACGATAATTGGGATTGATTATAGTTTAAATTCTCCAGCAGTTTGTGTAAGTAAAGGCGATTTTACTTTTAACAAATGTAAATTTTATTATTTAACAAGTAAAAAAAAACATATTGGTTATATGTCATCAAATATAGAGGGTATAGAACATACTGAATATAATAATCCTATACAAAGATTTGAAAATCTTTCTAACTTCATATTAAATATTGTAAAAAAATATACATCACCAAAAATATTTTTAGAGGGCTATTCATATGGCAGTAAAGGTCAAGCCATATTTCAAATTGCCGAGAACGGTGGCATTTTAAAATATAGACTTAAAAATTATGATTGCACTATATTAGTGCCTAGTGTTATAAAAAAATTTGCAACAGGCAAAGGTAATGCTGATAAACAAAAAATGTATGACCAATTTTCAAATGATACAAAAACAACTTTATTACAATTATTTGATATACCAACATTAAATAATCCTGTAACAGATATTGTTGACGCTTATTATATAGCAAAAGCAGGTTATGAGAATATTAAAAGCAAAAATTAAATTAAAAGATATAAAATTACCTTTACAATTGTTTAAAGTTAAAGATATTAATATTATACCTACTTTAGATTGGATTGAAAATCGCTCGAATGAATTTGGTTATAATGATAGTTTTAATAATAAAGGTATGATATATCCTATTGTTATAACAGATGAAAAAGAGGAATGGGTACAAAAAAGAATATTACCAAAAAATCCACATCATAGAGATAAAAATGGTAATTTAAAAAAAGGATTATACGTACATGTAGGTAATAAAAGAGTATTATATGCAATTCAAAATAATTATGATATGATTGAAGGATATTTTGTAGTTAATGAAGATGATAAAAAACAAATACAGTTATTACAACACATACCACATACAAATATACCAAAATGAAAATAGCAATAGTAACATCATTTAATAAAGAGCTATATGAATATTACGCTTTTAGATTTTTAAAAACCTATAACTGGCCTTTTGATTGTTATATTTACCACGAGGGCTGGGTACCTGAAAGTAAGGCAAATAATATATTTTATAGAAATATATACGAAACAAATCCTACTTTAAAACTTTTTAAAGAGCGAAATGCTAGTAGAAATAATTATAGTACTGATAGAAATGACGCTAGTAAAATAATAAAAGGTTTAGGTTTTATTAAAGACGCAATTAGGTTTAGTAATAAGGTATATGCTAAAACACATTTAATGATTGAAAATAACTATGATTATGTATTTTGGATTGACGCTGATGTAATATTTAAAAAAACAATTACCGAAGAAGAAATTTTACAAAATATTTTACCTACTGATTATACAGTGTGTTATTTAGATAGAACTGGACCGCCTAGATATCCTGAATGTTCGTTTGTAGGGTATAATTTGACAAATATTCATACAAGAAACTTTGTAAAAAAATTAAGAGAATATTATGAATTAGATTTATTATTTGAAGAATTGCAATGGCACGATAGTTATGTATGGAATAGAGTAAAACAAAAATACTTATCAGGACAACCACAATATGATTTAACAAGAATAATATCAAGTGATCATGTGGTTCCAAATTCAGTAATAGGCAAATACATAACACATTTAAAAGGTTTAAAAAGAAAAGATTTAGGTAGTGATTTTAGCGAAATATAAATAAAAGTATTATGATAGATAATTTGATAAACATTTTTATAGGATACGATAGTAAAGAAAAAATAGCGTATCACGTATTAACTGAAAGTATATTAAGACGCAGTACAAAACCAGTTTCTATTACACCAATATATTTACCTAACATTAAAGATAATTTTGAAAGAGAAAGAAATAATCTTTCATCAACAGAATTTTCATTTAGTAGATTCATAATACCGCATTTAATGAATTACCAAGGTTGGGCTTTGTTTATGGATTGTGATATGTTAATGATGGCCGATATAGCCGAACTATGGCAATTAAGAAATCAAAATTATGCTGTTCAAGTATGTAAACATGATTATATACCTAAAACTAATACAAAATTTTTAGGTCAAGTACAAACAAGTTATAAAAAGAAAAACTGGTCGTCTTTTATGATTATGAATTGTGGTAAGTGTACAGCCTTAACACCTGAATATGTTAACACTGCTAGTGGTTTAGAGCTTCATCAATTTAAATGGTTAGAAAGTGAAGACTTAATTGGTTCATTACCTTTAGAATGGAATTGGCTTGTTAATGAGTATCCTTACAAAGAAGATGTTAAGAACGTACATTTTACGGATGGCGGCCCTTACTTTGATGAATATAATACTTGCGATTATTCATCAGATTGGTATAACATATACACAAATACTGTCAAAATACAAATTAAAAAATGAAAAAAAAACTTACTATCGCAGATCAGCAATACCTGCGTGATCAAAGTTTATTAGTTGAAATACGTAATGTGTCCGCTAAAGTTGATAATTTACAAGAAAAGATAGAAGATTTAAATACAAGATTAAGTAAACATATTTCTTTAATTGAGCAGATTTATCAAACACTACAATCACCAATAGATAAAGTTAAAAAATTTTTTAAATGAATTAACGTGATGTATGTCAGAAAAAGTAAAAAGAAATATATCAATATATTTAAATACAGTATATCCAACACCATATAAAATTAAATGGATAAAAGCTTTTCATTTAGGCGTTTGTAATCATAAAGATTGGGAGTCCATTTTAGTTAATAATAATACGATTGTAAATACTGAATATGCTTTATGTTTTGCGTATCAAATTAAAGGCGATTTAAAAAATGATGTAGCAATTTTAAGGCGTAAGTGCATTGAAAAGTGGGAACCTATAGGTAAAATATTTTATATAGACAGTGATATATTAATATCTTATGATGGATTTGAATTAGATGATAACACTATTTTACCTAAAACATTAGAAGGTAAAAAATATGTTAGATTTCCTTATTCTTCAGTTTACGGAGATAAAGTAAAATATTTTTTTGATAAAATAAAAAAAGAAGATTTATTAAAAAAGTGGGAAGAGATTAAAAAAATAAAAAATATAGAAGTAAAACCTTATGATAAGAAAGGTGATTATATATTAATTAGTTGTAATAGAGGCTCAGAAGGATATTCAGCAGAAGGACTAAATGCCACAACTTTTGCAATAGACGTAATATCTGAATTAAAAAATTATACAAACAGGCCTATTATAGTTAGATACCATAAACATTTAACTAAACAACAAGAAGAAGATATAAAAAAATTAGAGATGTGGTTAAAAAGTAATTCTATTAATAATGTTTCTATACAATCAAAATATAAAAATAATTATATCAATAATTTAGATGTAATAAAAAATAGTTATGCAGTTATAACTTATTCTTCGTCTTCAGCAGCGCCTGCTATTATAGAGGGTAAACCTCTATATGTAAAATCTAAAAATTGTTATTTTTATGATATGAATTGTGGCGACTTAAAAGATATTGAAAATTATTTAAATATACATAATAGAGAAGAATGGTTTTTAAAATATGCAGGCACACATTATAATATTAATGAAGTTGAAAATGGATATTTTTTTGGCTCGGTGAAAGAATTTATATAAAATGGTTATATGTGTTGATAAAATTAATGTAAAAAATGACGAAATCTTAACAGATATCTTTAAATCAAATTCGTTACATAAATTTATTAGAAGTGATACAATAGATGTTAACGATAAAACAATACGTGTTTTTAGAGGTATTGTACGTATTAATCCTATTAAACAATGTATAGAGAATAATATTGATTTTTATTATATAGATTCAGGATATATGGGTTGTTATCCAAATAAAAGTTGGCATAGGTTTGTAAAAAATAATTTTCAAACAATGTCACATATGTCATATGTAGATTTATCAAATCTTATAGATATAAAATCATTACAAAACAGATATGCAAGAATAACAGGTATTAAATATGATGAATATAAACCTATTAAAAAAATTAAAGGAAATAGTATATTAATAATACCGCCTACAAAAAAAGTTTTAACTTCTTTATTAATTATGAAACATGTTGATTTTACTTATGATGATTTTATAAATTACGTTACAAAAGAAATTAAAAAATATACAGATAAAAATATAATTGTTAGACATAAACCTGATAGAAAAAAAAGAAGAAATATAGGTACAAGATTAATAGATCAATTGAAAAATGACAATGTTCATTGTGTCGTAACTTTTAATAGCATAGCTGCTTTTGAATCTATACAATATGGTTACCCAACAATAACTTTAGGTCCAAATGCAGCTAGTTATTTGTCAGAAAAGCAAATTAAAAATATAGAAAATCCGTATTTTCCAGATGAAGATAAAATTAGAGAACATAGTTTATATTTGTCAGCTTGCCAATTTAATAATGATGAGTTTATAAATGGTTATGCTTTAGAAATGATAGAAAAAATACAACATAAAGAAATGTATTATAATTTTAAATTTCAATGTCAATAAATTATACTTTATGAAAAATATAAAAGGTTGGTGGTTGCCAGATAGCGATAGTCATTTTGAACAATATATAGCTGATGGTGGATATCAAACAGTGCATAGAACTACTATATTAAATTATATTAAAAATTATATAAAAGAATTTAATAATGTTATTGACGTAGGTTCACACGTAGGATTTTGGTCAAAAGAATTTACAGAATTATTTAAACACGTTTATGCTTTTGAACCTATAAACGAAGTAAGAGAATGCTATATTAAAAACATAGTTAAAAATAATTATACGTTATATCCCTATGGTTTAGGTTCTGAATATAAAAAAGTAAAAATACAATACGATCCTTATGAAACAGGCAATACTTTTATAACAACATCAGGTAATAAAGAGATAGAAATTTATTCTTTAGATTACTTTAACTTAAATAAAATAGATTATATAAAAATAGACGCTGAGGGTTATGAAATAGAAGTTTGTAAAGGTGCTATCAATTTAATAAAAAGAGAACAACCTTTTATACATATAGAAAAGAAAGAAAAAGTAATGAAAAAAACAGGATTAACAGAAAATGATATATACAATTTTTTTAATAGCATAAATTATAAAGAGGTATTATCAATAAAATCAGAAGTATTATTTGCACCAAATGATTAATTGCCATTTTATTAATTGGACTAAATGTTTATCACATCAAATATGGCCTGCCATACACAATGGTTGGAAAGATGAAGATAGACCTATACACTTTTTTTGGGGTTTGGCAGGTAAAAATATATCTCATATAAAAGAATGTATAGATAAAAAAGAAGAATGGTGGTATGTAGATGTAGGTTACTTAACACAACAAATTAATAGATATCCTGAGCCATTTATATACGATAAGAATAAAACTTATTTTCGTATTGTAAAAGGCCAAATGCACACAACAAGAGGTAAAGTAGGTAATGGTATAAGATTAAGTTTGTTAGAATCAAAAGGCATAGACGTGCATTTTAAAGGTTGGAATACTGGTGAAACAAAACACGTATTACTTTGCCCTTCATCAGAAACAGTAACATACCATATAAACGGTATATCGCAACAACAATGGATTAACGAAGTAACAGAAACATTAAAACAATTTACAAAAAGAGATATTGTTGTAAGAAATAAACCGAGGCCAGGTAATGAGTGGTGGAATAAAGATATAAAAGAAGACTTAAAAGATTGTCATTGTCTTGTTACAAATATGAGTATGGCGGCTGTTGACGCAGTAATGAATTATGTGCCTGTTATATGTCATACAAGTAATGTTGTATCGCCAGTTGCTTCACATGATTTAAAATTTGTAGAAAAACCTTTTAGACCTGGCCGTAAAACTATGAACGAATGGCTTAAATTCATTACAGAAAATCAATTTACGTTAGAAGAAATATCTAATGGCACTGCCTATAAAACTTTAAAAGAGCAAGATGTATGATAAATGTATGTTGTGTTTACTATGGTAATAAGTATGATACAAAATATGTAGATGTATTATACAATATGGTACAAAGACACCTTACAGTACCTTATAAATTTTATTGTTTTACAGATCACGTAAATTTGCATGATATTGTAAAAAAAAATATTATATTTAAAAAATTTCCAAGATGGGATATGCAAGGATGGTGGAATAAACTACAATTATTTAATCCTGAAACTGGTTTAGAAGGCGTAAACTTATATTTTGATTTAGATGTATGTATTTTAAAAAACATTGATTGCTTTGCAAATTATGGTAACACAGATAGTTTTAATATATTAAGAGACTTTGGTCAACCAACGACAACTTATAATTCAAGTATTATGAAATGGAATAATATCAACGCTTCATCATTAATATGGGAAAAATACTTATTAAATAGTTTTACTTTTAAAAGACTTCAAGGTGACCAAAATGTAATAACAGACTTAATGCAAAACAAAAAGGAGTTATTACCTTTTCCTGATGAGTGGACACAATCATATAAATGGTTTAGTAGAACTGAACCAAGATTTAATAAAAATCAGCAAACTTTTGAGTTAAATCCACAAACAATTGTGGCCGTATTTCACGGTAAACCAGATCCACACGAATCAACACAAGAATGGGTCAAAAACAACTGGAAATAGTCATAATACCCTTCATTAGAACATAACCAGAACAAAAATAGTTGCTAAACCATTGATTTTTAAGAAATGTTTTTTTGCACGGAGAGCTTGCAATCCTATATAAAAGTGTTATATTATATGTATAAACAACGATTATTATACATTATGTACAAATTGACTTTCTTAAATTCAGTTACAAATAAATCAGATATTGATTTAAATAGAATAGGCGATAAGCTTATATCAAAAAACGTGCAAGCATACGGCTTAACAATGCACAGCTCAAATCCAAACAAATTTACCTTATTTACAAAAGAAGATCCTAATAAAATATTCGATCTTTTTAAATCAAAATTTCCGTATATGACTACGGATACAATTAACTAACAAAGGAGTATATTATGATATATCTAAACAAAAATGACATTGGCAAAAACGTTTATAGAGTTGTAAAAGATTACAATGTTGAAGTCGCTTATTATGTAAAAGCTAGAAATGCAGATGAAGCTGAGGATCTAGTAAGAGATTATGGTGGTTTAAAACTTAACAATGATAGTTTTAATGTAGATTCTGAACAATTAGAACTTGATTTTTACAATGATGAGTTTGGCGATACAACCACTGAGCATTTAGGTAAAGTTGTTGTAGATGATAATGACCAAGACGAAGTAGAGCTTGACAAATACGCTACAGAAGGAGTATAATATGAATCCATATATGGATACAAAATTTCAAGCTAGATCACATTTATTTCAGATAAATCAATTAGACGACATAATTAGATTTATTGACCAAAATCAACCTGAATCAGTAAAGATAATGGCTATTTCAATGATAAAAGACTTATTAAAAAATATATATTTTTCAAAAGATTTTTCAAAAGATGAAGATTTTGATTATATAAATTTTTGTGAATTAGAAAAAAAATATACTAAAATGATAAAAAAAGGAGCAATATAATGATAAACATTGAACTAATACAAATAGATATACTAAATCAAATTATAGGCCATATTGATAATGGTGATGTAAAAACTGCTAGAGATAGAGCAGTGAAATTTAGAGATTCATTACAAGAAGATGTAGATAAAGCAGAATCAGATATTGATATACAATTAAACCTAGAAAACGAAAGTAAATACGGAAAATGAATTGGGAGGCAATAATATTTGTTATAGCTGGCATATCATTAATAATTTTTATGTTAAAATCAAGGCATAATGAGACACCAAAAAAAAATATGAATCCTTTTGAACAAATACCTAGTGATCTACACAATCTTGTGGATCCACACAATTTTAAATTAGTAGAAGAAATATTAGTAAATGAAAAAGATAAAAACAAATCACAAAAAGATGAGATAAAAAAATGATGAACTTGACATTTAATTTAATTTATTATATTATTAAATATGGTGTTATAGCAATTTTAATAGCAGCTTTATTATATGCTGGCTCTATGATTATGTTTACAATTTTAATAGAAATGATTTCATTAGCTGCATGGATTACTGAATAATGGAAATATATATTTTTTTAATACTAACTGCTAATATAGCTTATTACATAACACACAACTAATAATATGTGCGATAGATCAGTAAAAATGAAATTAAAAAAAGGTTCTATATTGCAAGATGTAAATTCAAATACAAATACAATTGAATTAAATGTAAAACCTATTAATAATTTTAATTCAAAAGCTTTTGGTAGACACGCAGAAACAGGACCCCATGCAAAAAAAGATAATGACAAATAAAGAAAAATTAAAATTAGCATTCAAAAAACATACAAAGTGGTTAAAATCTTTAGGTTTAAGACTTAACAAGTATGGTAAAGTAATTAATAATCATATTGGTTATGATTTTCCTAATTACAAAGTAAGAGCTTCTATACCTACAAGTGATAGAATATCAGGTAATACATATAAAAAAATATATGCTACTAGATTACCTGAAGGAAAAACAATTAGTGTGGCATATAACAAAGGTCCTTACATGATTGTTGACGCTAAGGATTTTAAAACCATGGGAAGGAAAGTATGATGAAAATAAAAAATAAAATAGATTTAATGGGTGCTATTATTATGGCAGCAGTATTAATTATGTTATTATTATTTGCTCCAAAAATAAGTTTAGCAAATGATAATTTAGGCGTAACTAATAATAATTCTGAAAGAGACAAAAAGATAGAAGCCGTTTGTGGTAAAATACAAGGTTTTTTAGAAAAACAATGGTGTGAAACTAAAGAATTCCAAAGACTTGGTTGGTTAGAAGCAAAAGACCAATTTATAAAAACAAGTGAAACTGTGGAAGAGTGGTTTAGCAAAATAAATGCCAAGTAAAAAAAGTAAATTAACTTTAGACGGTTACTACTTTTACGATAATAAAAGTTATCATTTATATAAAGACGAAAATGGTAACATCATTTATAAAAAACAATTAAACAATAATTTAATGACTACCCCTAAAAAATTAATATACAACGCACTAGAAAAAATATCAGGCACAAGTTTAGGCCGTACAATCATTTACACAATGGGACATATAGGTATTGCTATGATTTGTAATAGAATTATAACAGGTGCTAACTGGTGGTTAGCAGGTGCTGACGCAATTATAGAACCATTAGTTAATGGTTTTTGGTATTATTTTTTAGATAAAACTTGGAGTAAATTAAGTAAATAATGTTTTGGTTTATTTTAGGATTAATATTAGGT